CCTCGGTAGTCTGGGCGTTTCGGGTTGTTGCCCTTGTCGTTCTTAAAAAGCACGCCCGAGTTTGTATTGTCGTATGTCACAGTTTCACCTTTTCCAGTTGCTTCACCTTGTCGTCAAGCTCGGCCAAGAACGCCTTGACCTCGCTTTCCAACACCAAAATCTGCTGATCGTCACGCGGTAAACGCACGACCAGCATTTGCAGATGCTCGGGTAGCCGTGGGTCGTAACTCACAAAGTCGCACCACGCTTTGCCGGTGCAGGCCATTTGCCACTGCATCTGATAAACGTACTTGGAGGGCGGCTTGCCAGCCAACACGACATCGAGATGGGTTGCCGTGTTCGGGCATTTAATCTCCACCAAGCCATCGCCCACGATGCCGTCGGGGCTGGCCCCTGCCATCGCGATAGTCGGATGGTCGATAAACCCGACCTCTTCGACTAACTCGCCTGTACGGGCCGCATAGGCATTACGGGCGGCTGGCTCTTGCTCAGTACCCCAAGCCATTGCGGCGTTGCTAAAGCCCTCTGTGGGCCTCTGCGTCAGCCTTTCGCAAATCAGCTGCGCCATGTAGTTTTCACGGCTCGCGGCATAGCCTGATTTGGTCTTAGCGACGACATCCGCGACTCGGGATGCCGTCACCTTGCCTAACCTAGCGGTATGCCACTCAGTAGTACGCTGGGTTTCGGATACGATAATCATGCTAGCTCCTTCTTACGGGCCGTGAAGGCTTCCATGTGCAGCTGACGATCCTCAACCGACAGCGACTTGAACAGCGTTGTCAGGGCCGCTACATCCGCGCAGGAGGCGATGCCAGCCAATACCTCGGGGTTAGGCTCAGGCTTCTCGCCCTCCGGCAAATCCTCGCCCGCGTAGATGTAAAGCCCGAGGCCAAACATGGCGATGGTTTTGGCAAGGCAACGCATGATCGCGGTGTTAATCGCAAACGCATCAGGGTTCTGAATTGCTTGATTGCGGTGGTTCATCACAGGCAATACGCAAGTCTTAACATCGCCCTTAATCTCAACTGATACCTTCACCATTGCCGAGCCGTCAGGAAGGTACATCGCAGGCCGATCGCTGTATTCATGCGCGGTCCAGCGGGCGGCTGGGTCGATCTTCAGCACTTCGGCCCACGCCCATGCCCAGCTGAGATACGTAAGATTCCCTTTGCGTTCGGTGTGTTGATTCACATTGATTTTGAGTAGCTCGCTCATACATTTCCCTCAGTTCTAATTCGTGTTGATGCCAGAAGTCTTCCATTCGTCACCTTTACAGCTGTGGCCGTCGCAGGGTTCGATCAGGCCGCATAGCAAGTAAATTGCTACTAAGCCAATTCCTATCCACCGTGGTTTAATTTCCATAGTCGGGGTCCGGTTCGCTGTAAATGATGTCTTCGTTTTCTTCGGCTTTGGTGACTAGCTGATCGTACAACGCATCCGACATTTCGCTACCATGAAACGTGATATTTGTGCCAAGGCTTGTGTAGTCACGTATGCGTGGGTTGTCGCCAGCGTGGTACACGCCAATGACATCGGCTTGTTCGATTTCGCAAACGTCATCGATTACGTTGTATTCAACGTCAAGTTCAACGAGCGTGCCGTGCAACCAAATTTGTGTATTGAAGTTCGTCATTGTTGCTCCTATCTGTGGGCAGTTGTTATTGACAGGGTTAGTTTAGACGACTAAACAGATATGTCAACCCCATTGCATGAAAAAAGTTAAACAAGCTAAACTAGCAGGATGAACATACACAAACTCATCAAACAGTACGGTAGTCAACAAGCGTTAGCACAAGCGTTCGGCGTAACCAAAGGCGCTGTCAGCCAATGGGTCAAGGCTGGAGCGATTCCAGCGGCTCGGGCATGGCAGCTAAAGGCAGGGCAAGTAAAGCCCCACAAAGGACGGTAATGCGCGTATTGCCCATCAAAAACGAAGAAACGCACGAATGGCTGCTTAGCGTGCATTACAGCAAGCGCATCCCCAGCATTTCATACGCTTTCGGGTTGTTTGTTGACGGCGTTGTTGAAGGGGTTGTTACTTACGGCTGCCCTGCAAGCCCTTCACTGCTGGAGGGTGTTGCCGGAAAAGCAAACGCTGGATTGGTATTGGAGTTAAACCGCCTTGTTTTTTGCAGGCAAATGAAAAACGGCCCTAGTTTCTTGGTTGGGCAATCTATTCGCTTGCTGCCAAAGCCCAGAATTATTGTTAGTTTCGCGGATTCTGCACAGGGCCATATCGGTTACGTGTACCAAGCAACCAACTTTCTATACACGGGACTGTCCGCAAAACGAACAGATTGGCGCATAAGAGGGCTGGAACACCTCCACGGAAAAACCATTTCGGATATGGCGCATGGACACGATAGCCCTGTCACTTATATGCGCGAAAGGTTTGGTGACGATTTTTACTTAGAAGATCGCCCTCGCAAGCATCGCTACATTTACATTTGGGCAGACAAGAAAGACCGCAAGCGGTTGCGGAACGAATTGCTATATCCCGAAATGCCGTATCCAAAGGGCGATAGCCAGAAATATGAAATTCAATATGCTCCAACTAGCCAAGCACAACTTTTTTAAACCTATAAACGACAAAGCCCCCAGACGGGGGCTTGACGGGGCTAGGGGGAAGCCCTTACGCTTGAGTAACGAGTTAGCGTGTCGCGGAATATACAGGGCTGTTCTAGTCCTGTCAAACACCCCAACACGTAATCCCTTGGCACGGAGTAAATCTGCCAGCAGTGGGGCCGGTGCAATTCCGGTTGGCGCAGTAGCGTCACGATGTCGGGCTGCTAAATTGCCGGCACGGGTCAGACCGACGGGTATACGGGCATATACCCCTCGGACTTCCACGGTTTTTTACCGTGGGGGTTAGGGGGGTCTATCTCTGGGTTCCGAGCATATAGGGCTACTACAACATATCTACAAGGTAAGAGGGTTAAGACAATGTCAGAGTTAGACGTAGAAGCATGGGAAAGATACAAGGCATTCCGAAAAGCCATCAAGAAACCCATCAAGGAAGTCAGCGAATCTGCCGCCCAACTCAAACTCCAGCGGTTCGGTGACGATCAGGCCGCCGTGGTCGATCAATCCATCGCAAACGGCTGGCAAGGGCTGTTTCCGTTAAAAACCCAAAAAAGCGAAAAGCCTGTTAAAACTGACGCGCAAGTGGCAAAGGACAACGAAGCCTTTATTCGCCAACAAGATTACGCCATTAAGGGTTGGGAATTACGCGAACCGAACCCGCTCGGCAAGCTGCGGCTTTGTGAAGCCTTGCTTGCTCGCTACACGATAGAACCGGATGCCGACACACCGGAACGGATGGAATGGCTGAAACAGGTAGCCTCCATGCACATCCGTGCGTGCGACCCCAAAGACATTTGGAACGACCCGCACGTTTTAGGCATGATTCGACAACTATTTGGCGAACCGGGATATCGGAGGATTCGTGAGCGAGCCACTCACTGACAAACAAATTGAAGAACTCTGGCCGGGTTCGACGACTTGGTCATCCGTTTACACTTTTGCACGAAAAATAGAGGGATATCATGGGATACTACGAAAAGATGAGCGATTTGGAACTGGTGGGCCATGTGAATGCGATACCAGACGCCTCGGAACTGAGTCAGGCGCTTGCGACGCGGGTGAGGCTGCTGATTAAAGAAACCACCGAACTTGCCAAACAGCTTGAGAAAGCCAAAAAGGATCTGCACAATTTTGAGTTAGGGATAGCCCACGACAAGCTAGAGGCTTACCGAGACATAGTGGATGCGCTACCGACTACGCCGCGACCTAAACGACAAGGACATCACACAGGCCGTTAAAGCGGCTGGATTCACCGTCCTTGATTTTTGCAAGGCAGGCGAAAGCATCCCCGACAAACTAGCGGTGCGATCGCTGCACGACGGTACAGATTTTGTCTGCTGGCTAGAAATAAAGTCGGCGGCAGGCAAGTTATCCGAAGGCCAGAAAGCCTTTCGAGACATTTGGCAGCCACGGGGCGAATGGATTGAGGCACGCGACCCTGAAGACACTGTTAAGCAGCTAAACGAGCTGTATCAGGCGAAAATTCGACCGGAACACTGGCGATAACCCAAAACCCCTTGCCGCAGTACGAATGCTCTTGCAGCTGATGGATGTTGAACCGCTCGCAGAGCTTGGGTAGCCACCACTTCGCCGGCTGTTGGATGATATGGGCATTGCGGCCATCGCTTAACGTTTTGCCCGCAGGGCCAGTGTGAATACTGAAAAACCCTAACCCCATCGTGATGCGCTTTAAGTCATCCAGCACGTCATCAAGGCACTCGGGTTCAATGTGTTCCAGCACATCGATGCAGCAGACCAGTTCGGCGGGTTTGGCAGGGCCGTACTCGGGGAAGGCTGGATCGTAGGGTTGGTAATTCTTTACCTCGCCTAACGCTTTTTGGAGATTGCATTTTCCAGCCCCGTAGTCCGTCAAGGACGTAGGGGCGTACTGCTTGATGATTTGTTTAACGATCGGTGCAAACGAAAGTGACGCCACACCGTAGTTTGGATTCAAATGCAGGCGTTTTTGCTCTGCCAGATAGTCGTTCGTAATTAGCATATTGCAACCCTGTCTGGATTTGCTAATCTACGTAGTATGGCAGAACACCGTAAAAATGCTGCACTTTTTGTGGCGACGTTACTGCATAGCGCGACTGTGACGCACTTGCAACACCTCCAAACGAAAAGCTACTCCGCGCACAAGGCTCTGCAAAAATACTACGAAGCCATCCCTGATTTGGTGGACAGTTTCGCGGAAAGCTACCAAGGCGAGTACGGGTTAATCACGGACTATCCTTCGGATCGCCACAATGCGACCGATCCAAAAACCTACATGGACCGCCTCGCTGAGTTTGTGGCCGAGATTCGTACCGTGTTACCAAAGGACACGCCCCTCCAAAACACCGTGGACGAAATCATGTCGCTGATTAACTCCACGCGCTATAAACTTAAATTCTTGTCGTAATGGACAGGCAGCGCCTCGCAGACGCACTGGCCTACGAACAGGAACGCCGCCGCCGATTGGCGAACGTGGTTCCAATGCCGGCGAGCGGCCAGCCCGAAGTCGCGCCAACCCCCTCGCTACGCTCAAACCTTGAAAACTTGTCGATCGGGCTAGGTGAAGGGCTAACCAATCAGCTAGAGGGCGTGAGGGCGTTAGTTACCGACCCGATCGGTAGCGCTAAAGGCGCATACGAAGGCGTGGTGGCTGCTGTACGCGACCCGTCAATCATCGCTGACGCATTACGCTATACCGCCCAGCAGGCTGCGAGCGGCCCGTTAGGCGCTGGCGAGGTGATTGGCGAAATGGTCGGGCCAATGCGTACCCGTGGAACGCCCGTGATGCAGGAAATAGACGTTTATCACGGCAGCCCGCACCGATTCCCACCGACAGAAAACAACCCGTTAGGCGAGTTTGACGCCAGCAAGATAGGCACGGGCGAAGGCGCACAGGCGTATGGGCATGGGAGTTACCTTGCCGAAAGCCCAGATGTGGCGAAAATTTACGCATTAATGGATTCACCGTTTGCTGCGGCTGGGTTAAAAGGCCCAGCGGCAACGGTCGCGGCATTGGCAAAAATTGATGGGAAAGGTAATCCTGTCAAGTTTTTGGAAGACAATTACGACGCGCAAGTTAAGCAATTTGGGAAGCAAGAAGTTGATTCAGCAATCGCGGGCTTAAAGCGCGGCAACCTTTACACCGCCGACCTACCCGACGAAATGGTAGATCGGATGCTGGATTGGGATAAGCCGTTG